TGGACGGTGCGGGCGTCCTCGTCGATTGCGGCCCGGCTGACCGAGAAGGTGCGCGACAGCTTGGCATCGCGCCAGGTCGCGCCGCCGGCCAAGATCGCGCTGCCGGCATAGGTCGCCATGCTGCGCTTGAACTCGCCAGTCTCCTCGGGGGTCTGCTCTTCGTTTTCTTCGGTCACGGTGCCCTCATCGTAGATTTCGGCACCTTCCTCTTCAATCTCGGCAGCCACTTCTGCGCGCGCCTCGGCGGAAATCTCCTCCACCTGGCCGCGCTCCGTCTCGGCGCCTGCCTCGAGCTGGCCGGCCTCGCCGGCGGTCTCGTTTTTCGCTTGTTCAGCCATCGGGCTGGTCCTCCTGATTGTCGCCGAAGTCGCCCTTGGCCTGAGCCTCAGGGTCGATCATCGCCGGGTAGATCGGCATGGTCTGGCGCGGGCTGATGTTCACGCCGAGCTCGTAGGCGCGGCGCTCTTCCTCGGCGAGCTCGGCCAGCACATCGCCGAAGTCTTTGCCCTGAGCGGCCGCAATCTCCTGCCGGCTCATCGTGCCCAGCGCCACCGCCCGCTCGAAGGCGCTCTGGTCCTTCTGCGGGTCCACGTAGCTGAAGCCGCGCGGGCGCCAGATGACATCCTCATATTTGTCGCGCTTTCTCGGCGGGAACGGAACCGCGCCCGCCGTCATCGCCGCCGTCAGCCACGCCTGGTAGATCGGATCCAGGAGGTGGTCCATGAGGTGGCGCTGGATGCTCTTGTAGGCTTCGCGCTCGTCCTGGACGCCGGCGCGGATGCTGCTGTAGTTCACGCCCTCAAGGTCGTTCGCCAGGCTGTTGTAGCTGACGTTCAGGCCGGCAGCCACGCCGCGCAGGCAGCTCTTGACGAACTCCCCCATGTCGGCGTTTGGATTGTTCCAGTCAATGGTCTTCAGCTCCATGCCGGCCGGCAGCTGCTCGATCAGGCCGGCCTCGGCCTCGAAGACCAGGGCGCCATCGCCGTCGATATCGTCGCCGGTGTATCCGTCGCCGGCGGGCGAGGTGTAGAACGCCATCTTGGACGCAGCCACCCGGGCGTGGACCAGCTCGGCCTCGCGATACTGGTCGGTCATGTGCAGCGAGCGCATCGCCTGAGCCATCCAGGGATAGCCTCGGGTCTGCCCGGGGCGCTCCATGATGTAGAGGTGGACGATCTCTTCCGCCGGCACCCGCTCGGCCTGCGCGCCGCCGCCCTGGCCGAGGTTATAGGCCACCACCGGGTTGTCGCCGGTGCCGCGCTGGGTGATGTGGTAAGCGATGGGGCGCCCGTGCCGATCCTGCTCGACGCCCATGCGGATCTGGGTGCCGTTGCCCAGGTCTCGGTTGTGGCGGGTCAGCAGGCGGTCGGCCTCGAGCAGCTCGAGCTGTAGCCCAAACGCGCCGGCGTTGTGCAGCCTGACCAGCACCTCGCCGTCGCGCGCCAAGGTCATGAGCGCCACGCGCTGGATGTCGAGGAAGCCGGACCTGCCATCCACCGAGCACTCGGCTGCCCGCGACCACCTCGCCCAGGCCGCCTCGAGCAGCCGATTGTCGGCCAGGTCGAGCTCGCCGCCGGGTGCCCGCCTCGTCCGAGCCTCGAGCCGGATGCCGTCGCGGCCCAGCACGTTGCTGACGACCATCTGAAGGAATCGCGAGGCATAGGGGTTGCTCATGTAGAGCTGCCGGCTACGCGCTCGCAAGCTGTCAAGACTCTGGAAGATCGCGGCGTCGGCCGAGAGCTCGCTGCCCTTGAAGTCGGCCGTGAGGCGGTCGTGGAGAGCGCCGACGAAGCCGGAGCCGGAGCCGCCCACGCGGGGCACCTTCCCGCCGGGCAGGTAATCCATGAGCGCACGGCGCCGAGGTGCCGGCTGCGTGCGCCTGAAGATGTCCCAGAGAGCCATTCTAGTAGGGTCCGGTGAAACGAGTGCGGATGCGCTGGCTGGTGCTCAAGCCGCGCTTGATCGCGTCAGCCCGCTTTTCCTGCACCACCTCGGCGCGGTAGCGGTCGCGCAGCACGAGCAGGTCGGAAACGGGGGTGCGGGCAAGGCTGCGGCCGGCAATGGTGTAGCTTTCCTGGTCCTTCGTCGCCCTGCTCTCGATCACGGCCTCGATGGCATCCAAGACCGTCTCGGCGTGGCTGCGATCGTCGTAGTTGCCGCTGTCCTCGAAGTTCTTGTGGACATCGACGTGGCCGTGGTCAACGGTGTAACGTTCGCCGGACTTGGTGACATAGGCGACATAATAGTGATGGCCGACGGCGTAGCTGGCCGAGGTGGTTGCCGAGATGGTGACGGTGTATTCGGTGCCGCTGGCGCTCGCCGTAATCGTGGCGATGTGCGCGTTCTTACTCTTGACCTCGTAGGTCAGCGTCCACCCGTCCGAGGCCGGATAATCCGGGATCGCCACATCCCACTTGATGGTGTCGCCGGCCCACCAGGTCGTCGGGATGTTATAGCGCCCTCGCCGGGGCACCGGAATGCGCTGGTTTTCTGCCGCCACGATTGCCTAACAATAAACCAACGCGCCGTCAAATGCCACCGCGCCGGCGCCGTCTTGCCCTGGCCGCTTGCCTCGCCGTCTGGCGCGGTTTCTCCGCCGGCGAGCTCAGGCGCCGCTCGATGGCCGCCATGCGCGGATTGAGGAATCGCAGCGCCGCCAGCGCATAAACTCGACAGTCCAGCGCCTCGTTGCGCCGGCGGATCTTTCGCCACACGCGCTTCGGCACGCCCTTGTGGTAAGTCTGGACGGCCTTTTCTGAGGTCAGCTGGTAGAAATACTCGTCCTCGTAGGCTCGAGGGAAATGGCAATAGCCTGGCCCGGGTTCCTCGATCTTGAGCCGCGCCATAATCAGCTCCTTGGCGGTGTCGGTGCCAACGGGGATCAGGGACACGCGCCCCTTGTCCACCTTGGACGGCCGGCCGGCAATCGGTTTCGCCGGCTGGGCGCTGCCCTTGACCGCCCAGATGCGCCGCCCCTGCCGGGTTTTCACGAAGTCATAAACAGAAGCTGTCGCCGCGCCAGAATCGACACAGGCCGCCGCCACCTTGAGCTGGACGCCGTGCGGGGTCAGCCACGTCTCGCCGAAGACCTCGTCGAGCTGCTGCCATACGTCGGCCTGGTTCGGGTCGCCCATGAGCACGCGATATTGGAGGGACCAGGACTCCTCCTGGTGGCCCCAGCCGACCAGCTCGAGCTCGAGGCGGTCGGCCTGCACGTCCACGCCGGCCGTGATGACCAAAACGCCCTCGGGCAGCGGCTCGGTGCCATAATCCTCCGCCCGGCGCTGGATCTCGTGCGGCTCGACCGCCTCGCCCTGCTCGGCTTCCCAGGTCTCGCCCAGCTGAGTGTTGACGAAGGTCTGGAGGGTGGCAGGGTCTTGCTTGGCCTCGAGGAACTCGCGCGCCAAGTCGGCCCACGTGCTGTTCGGGCTCAGCGAATATCCAGCCCAAAGCCGATAGCCGTGATGGCCCTCCACGTCTGGCCGGCTGGCCACCCAGCGACCGCGCTCGATCGCCCTGCGCTTCTTCTCGTGGCCCCAGAGCTCGCCGCAGCTCGGGCAGGCATGACGGGCAGTATCCGGCCGGCCATCCTCCCATCGGATATTCTCCCAGAGGATGGGGTGGAAGGCTTCGCAGGACGGGCAGGGGATCTCGTAAAACCGCTGGTCAGATTCTTCCCAGGCAGCCTCGACGCGGCTCAAGCCCTTGATGGTGGGGGTGCTGCCCATCACGATCTTTCTGTCCCAGGCCCACTCGGTGCGCCTGACCGCCAGCGCCACCGGGTCGCCCTCCGCACCTCGCCCGCCGCCGGCCATCACGGGGTAGCCGTCCACCTCGTCGAAGATCAGCACCTTGATCGACACGCGCCGAAAGCCGGTTGCGCTGTTCGCACCGACCATGAGCAGGGTGCCGCCCGGATACTTTTTCCGCGTAATGGTGTTCTCGACGCCTTTCGTTCGCGCATCTCCGACCAGGCCGCGCAACACCGGGGTATCGCGCAGCAGCGGGGCAATCTCCGTGATGCTGTGCTGCTCGGCGTCGTGCAGCGTCGGCAGCACGAACATGATGTTGGCCGGCGCCTGCGACATGTGATAGCCGACCAGCTGGTTCAACATCTTGGTGTAGCCGACCCGCGCCGATTTGAGGAAGGTCACGCGCTCCACGCGCTTGTCGCTCATGCTCCTCATGATCTCGCGCTGGTATGGCAGGCAGGTCCAACGCCCAGACACCGCCGACGCCTCGGGCGAGAGGTAGCCGTGGCGGTCAGACCAGGCCGCCAGGTCGAGGTCGGGGTCGGGGGTGATGCCTCGGGCGAAGCCGGCCAGGAAGGGGTCATCCACGGCG